CGAAGGCACTGCCGACGAATCGACGTGGCACACGCTGACGCTGCGGATCAACTGGGGCAGGTTCCTGGCGGCGGACCATTTCCCGGATGCCGAGCCGGCGATGGTGGCCGCTCAGGACGCAATGCGATCCATCAGCGCACGCCACGACCGCGCACAGACCTGGGGCGCGTCAAAGCCAGAGTACGACGCAATCTACGAGGCCCTGCGCATCTGCAATGAGATGCAGCAGCAGTGCACGCGTAGAGAGCTTCGTGACGCACTGGAGCGGGTCTACGCAGCAAACGAGTACCACCGTAAGGTGACAGCGATCAAGAACCGGCTCGACGCCAGAGCCTGACACACCCATCCCCCGAAGCCCTCCCGGTATGCCGCGAGGGCTTTCCTGTTTCTGGAGCCCTCATGGACCATCAACCAGTTGCCGCCCTGTACGTCGAGACGGGCGGCGCATATTTCGACCTGCCTGGCGTGGACCCGTGGGATGAGCCCCGGGATGCGCGACGCTATGACGGCCCGCACCCTGTGGTGGCTCACCCACCGTGCCAGCGATGGGGCCGCTTCTGGCACGGGAGCACCCGCAAGCCGCACCAGTTCCGCATGGGTGACGATGGCGGCTGCTTCGCTTCAGCCCTGGGCGCTCTGCGGCGGCATGGCGGTGTGCTGGAGCATCCGGCGGACTCCCACGCTTGGACCCACTTCGGGCTGAGAAAACCGCCTCGCGCTGGCGGCTGGGTGGAGGCCGCGCCCGGCATCTGGACCTGCTGCGTGTACCAGGGCCACTACGGGCACATCGCCGGAAAGGGCACATGGCTGCTGGCCGCCGGCATGCCGCGGGAAGCGCTTCCGGATCTGCGGTGGGGCAAGACCGAGCAGCGGCTGCACCCCAGGGCTGTAGAGCTGCACGGCTACGAAAAGGCCCGACGCATCGGGATGCTGGCCATGGTCGGCGGCAAAAACAAGACCCGCATCCGCAACGCTACCCCCCACCAGTTCCGAGACCTGCTGCTGTCGATTGCTCGATCAGCACAACGCACCCCATGACCCCGACCCCACCCCAGGCCGCGTGCCCGCTGCAGCAGCGCGCAGGCCACGTCATCAACACCACCGCAGCGCATTGGCAGCTGCTCAACAAGGAAGCCTCATGACAGCAATCACGACAGCCGCACGCCTGCTGCGCGTAGCGGCGGACGAACTCAAGAACGCCCACACCCTCGGCGGCGACTGGGGCAATGAGCACGAAGCCCTGGACGCCTACAACGAGCACATGGCCACGGCCACAACGCTGGAGCACATGTCACGCCAGTGCCTGGCCCAGATCGAGGAGCCGGCAGCTCCTGCCGCTGTGGCGTCGGCCCTGGATGTGACGCTGGACGAGGACCAGGCCGGCCTGCTGCGCGACATGCTGGGCGATCCTGCCGAATACGAGGAGGCCCTCACCGTGCGGCTGATTGTGTGCGACGGCCATAGCGGACACGGCCTGTATGTGGCCCAGGCAGAGTACCAGGACGAGGGTGCTGTGCTGCTGACCGCCCTGCCGGCCCCAGCAGCGCCCGCCCTGGAAGCGCCTGCAGTCCCCTCGCGCACGTATGTGGCAGTGCTGCTGTGCGACTGCTGCGGTCACATCGGCATCAACGACGCATCTGACGGAAAGGCTGCGTGCAACACCTGCCGCTGGACCGGCGATAGCCCTGCCGAAGATAAGTGCCCAGGCTGCAACCGCGTCGGCACGATGACAACGGCATGCCCTGAGTGCGGCGCCCGCACGTCGCTCATCGCGGAAACGCACCTGCCGGCCGCAGCGCCCCAGGCACCTGCAGCTCATGTGGACGACTTGGCCGCCCTGGTGAAGAAACTAGTCCAGGCCCTTCGCAAAGCCGCGCCGAATCACGTTCTGCCGGCGCAAGCGCTGGACTACCTGAAGCGCCAGGGGCTGCAGGGATCGCCGCTGCGGGCAGCCGAGGCAGCGCCCCAGGCACCTGCTGCGCCTGCAGTGGATGCGCCGGCACCAGCGAGCGAGTGGCGCGACATCTTCACGGCAGAAAAGTCGGATGACCTGATCTGGCTGTACGACGCCAACAGCAAGACCATCGACGGGCCGCGCACGTTTGGCACCTACGACGTGGAGGAATACACGCACTGGGCGCCCGCCGAAGCGCCTGACCTGGACGGCGTGGACGAAGCGTTCGCTGCAGCCATCGCAGCCCAGGCAGCAACCAAGGGGGAGCACGGCCATGGCTGACGCGATCCCCACCCACCCCATGGCCCTGCGCCGCGAGTACCTGGCCACCGCCCAGGAGATCGTGCGCCGCCCCACCGAGCAGGCCCTGCCCCGCCTCGTCCTGCTGACCGAAGCCCTGCTGCGCGACCTGACGGACGAGCCTGGCCTCACCGTCAGCGTGCACATGCCACCGCGCCCCACTGGGCACAAGGAGAGCTGACACATGACCAACGCATTGAATGGCGCGGGCACATCCCTGCGCGACACGATGATCCTGATCCCCGAAATCCCAGGAGAGTGGACGCAGCGCACGCGCAGCGGCAGCACTCAGGTCTGGAACGATCCATGGCACAAGACTGGCTTGCCGGAAGTGCGAATGGAGCCACCTACCAAGGGACTGTTCGCAGACCGCATCGATGGTGCCTGGTACTGGGTGTGCGCCTGCGAAAAATGCCTGGGGACCGGCAAGTCCTACAACTACTCCCCGTGCGAGGCGCATGACCGCTGCGTGACCTGCAACTGCTCCCGCGCCGAGCTGGCTGAAGCACCGTGGGGCGCACGCGATGGCGGCTGGCGGTGCAAGCCGTGCCAGGAGAAGCTGGACGCCGCGCGGAAAGCGGAGGCGCTGGCCGCCGCCGAGGCGAACGGGCACAGCGAGGACGACTGCGTCTATACGAGCGACATCATCTGTCCGTACTGCGCCACCAAGCAGAACAGCGATGCCCGCCACGAATCGGCCCAGGGCCTGGAATGCGGCACCTGCGGCGGAAAGTTCGACCTGGAGGTGGAGTGGTCTCCGAGCTACACGACGACCAAGGCGCGCGCCCAGGCGCAGCAGAAAGGACCGCAGCAATGAGCATGGCCTGGATACGCAAGACCTACGGCGTGCCCGCCAAGCGCGGCGGCCGGGTCGAATACACGGGCGACGGCAAGTCTGAGCTGGGCACCATCACCAGTGCGCGCCACGGATACATCAACATCCGGCTGGACGGCCACATCAACCCCTACCCATTCCACCCCACATGGAAGCTGAGCTACCTGCCGGCTGCAGAGGCGCAGCAGAAAGGACCTGCATGACCACGAACCCCGCTCAGCCCCGCCACTGGCGCCTGGTCGAATTCCATGCGCGCCGTGCTATGCGTGATGCGCCAGCCGCACGCGTGGAAGTGGACACGGACGGCGAATGGCTGTGGATGACGCCCCGCGACATCCGCCTGAACATCCGCGACCACGGCGACCACCCAGAACTGCGCAAGGCCCTTGCAGCCTACGGCTGCGCGAAAGGACAGACCCCGTGACCACAGCACCAACACCCGAAGAAGTCCATGCACTCGCCGCGCGGCTGGAGCACTGCGTAGCCAAATGGGGAAAGCAGAACGCCTTGTCCCTGGAGGCCTACAGCGCGGTCAAGATGATGCGCCGCCTGCAGGCCGAGAACCAGCGCCTGCAGCAGCTCCTGCAGTGCGACACGCCGAGGTACTGCAGCAGCGTCCAGCGATGCACAGCGGGCGATGAGCACCGGGCTGAGCTGGAGGCGCGCAAGCCGCTGCCGCCCACCGACATGACGCCCGTCCAGCACGTCAATGCCCTAGTTGGCGATGGCCTGACCGCCCAGAAGGTGGAAGCCATCTGCGAGCGCGAGCCCTATGACGTGACCGGCGTTGTCCTGTCTCTGCCCGATGGCCGCGCCTGCATCGTCAACCAGTCGGCCGTGCGCTGGTTCCACGGGCCGCGTGACTTCTGGAACGTCTTGCATCCAGAGTCCAAACCGCTGCCCTGGAAACCCGGGTTCGATTGCATGGTCCCGGGGCAGGAGGAGCTGGCCATCCAGTTCTGCGCCGAGATCGCGGGGCCGCGCGGACAGCCGGGCCGGAACCCAGACCCCGTGCGCCTTCTGGAGATGGCTGAGGCGCTCTACAAGGCCGAGGCGGATGCACGGCCGGTTGACAAATCGCCGAATCTGCAAGAACCGCTGGTTGACAAAACCGCGAATTTGCAAGGTCGGCCCGATCCACTGAGCGATGACGACCGGCTGAGGCTGCGCTCCGATGTCGCCCGCGCGATCTGGGATGTCATGCGCGAGCATGAGGACCGCTGCGATCACGCGCTCGAAGACGTTGACCACAAGCACCAGGTCTGGGATTGCGCCGATGCTGCCATCCGAGCCATGAGGGACAAGCCATGAGCAAGCGAGCCCGCGAGCGCGGCGACAAGCGCGACAGGCGGCAAGAGCCACAGGACCAGCAACCAGAGCCCGCACCAGCGGGTTCTTTCATTTGAGGGGATGAGGATGACAGCAGTACTTGAGCGCCTGCGCCTCGCATCAGCAGTGATCGCCGGCAGCGCCGAGGCGGCCAGCATCGTGCCCGTGCGCACCTTCCAGATCTCGCGCGGCCCGCTGGATCTGTTCATCTGGCCCGATGAGGACAGCCTGGACGACTGGGGCAAGCTGGAAGTGCGGAAGCTGAGGCGGGAGGTAGAAGAGCGTTACAC